GTAAAGCCAAAAGCTAATTTCAAGCTCATTGTGCTTGCACCTATGTTTGACAATCAAGGTAACCTCATCAATATCGAAGATTATTATTTAGCAATAGTGAATAAGCTTGAAGCGTCCTCTATTGCGTATACAATAGGCACATTTAGTGCGCCAGCAGTCTTAACCGGTGTAGCAGGCGATTTGCTATCCGGGGAAGTAAGTATCAGCGTTCTCTCAGATTGGAGCTAAACATGGCTGATGTAGAAAAAGAGCGTGAGGCTTTCCTAGCTAAAATCGGTCAGGTAAAGCCCACAGAACCAAAACCAACCGCTAAGAAAGATGAGGAATAAGCCACATGGCAATTTTCTTGAATAACAAGGTCGGCCTAAAGATTGCAACCATCGATCTTAGCGACCACGTAACAAGCGTCACCCTCAATCAGGCTTTTGATGAGCTTGAAGTTACCGCTATGGGTGACACCGCACACAAGTTTGTTAAGGGTCTTGAGTCAGCGACTCTCACCGTTTCATTCTTGAACGACACAGCATCCGCTAACGTTCTTGCAACCTTGCAAGCAGCGTATGGCACAACAGCAGCCGTCAAGATGGTACAGGATAAGGTCGCTTCAGTATCGGCTACCAACAGCCTTTACACATTCGATATTCTTGTAAACAACCTCACACCTATCAATGGTGCAACAGGTGACATGGCTACTATGGACATTACGTTTACAGTAAACTCAGCAGTAACCGTAGCCACAACTGGCACGTTCTAATTAAATAAAAGGGGCAATAATGGCAAAACTTAAAGTAACTAGGGCAGATGGCACAGAGTCAGTTCATGACATAACTCCAGCTATTGAGTATGCCTTTGAGATGCATGCCAAGAAAGGTTTTTACAAAGCCTTTCAAGAAGATCAAAAGCAAAGCGATATTTATTGGCTTGCTTGGGAATGTCTGCGTAGAGCAGGCGCGCCAGAGGTTTTTCCTTTTGGCGATAAGTTTCTCGAAACCTTAAAGGCTGTTGAGGTTTTGGGTGACGATAGCCCAAATGGCTAACGCGTGATGCTTGGACTTACCACATAGCTGAGCTATCGGTAAATCTGGGCATCGCGCCTAGCGAGTTCATAAATATGGATCGTGATTTGCTTAAGGCGATTTACGCGGTCTTACAAAAACAAGCGGAAGATAGGAAACATGCCAGTCGTAGTGCAAGGCGTACCAGAGCTTAAGAAAGCCCTGAAGCAATTTGCACCTGATTTGCTTAAAGAGATGAACACCGAAATTAAGGTGGCGCTCAAAGAAGTAACAGATGACGCGAAGGCTAAAGTACCCGGACAGGCTCCCGGCAGGCTTTACAATTGGAATGATGACGGCACAGAGCCAGTATCTCGCACAAGTCGTGAGCGTGGCTTTCCTAAATACAATTCACGTGTTATTCGCCGCGGCTTGACTTATTCAATCGGCAGACAGCGCAGAAACCGTCAGGGTTTCTCATCGCTTTTCTCATTACTCAACAAGTCAGCTGTGGGAGCGATTGTTGAAACCTCTGGTCGGTTAAACGCTTTTGGTAGACCACAAGCAGGCAATCATCACAGCAAAAATACGAAAGAGTATGGCGCAAGCAATAACCCTGAAGCTGGTCGCATGTTTGTCGGATCAATGGATGGCGTAGGGCCACTTAAGCAATACGACAAGTTTAGCCGTGGTCGAGGCCGCCTACCTTATGCTGCTTATGCTGAAAACAATGGCAAGGCACTAGACGCGACATTTAGGGCAATTGATAAAGCATCGAGATTATTAAGGATGCGCGCTACCGTTAGAAAGGCTGCCTAATGTCTAACATTCGCATTGATATAGCCTCAGAGTTCAAAGACAAAGGTTTTAAGCAAGCCGATAAGGCAACCACCGCCCTAAACCGGCGCATGGTCACTCTAGGTAAGACATTAGCTGCAACGCTATCTACAAGAGCCATTTTGCAATTTAGCAAGGCATCAGTACGCGCATTTAGTGAAGATCAGCAAGCCGCCGTCAGATTGACCAAGAGCTTAGAGAATCTAGGTTTAGCATTTGAGAACACACGCGTAACTGAGTTCATAGCTGAGTTAGAGCGCACCACAGGCGTATTAGATGATTCATTACGCCCTGCCATGCAGTCATTGTTAATGACTACTGGCAGCGTCACACGTTCACAGGAATTATTGACACTTGCTTTAGAAATGTCTAGGGCTTCAGGTCGTGACGTTGCAACAGTATCTAAAGATTTAGCACGTGCGTATGTAGGTCAGACTAGAGGTTTATCCAAATACAACATTGGCTTATCCCAAGTTGAGTTACGCACTAAGTCATTTGCAGAATTACAAAAGATATTAACTGAGCAATTTAGTGGACAAAACGCAGCGTATTTAGAAACCTATGCAGGCAAGGTAGGCGTTCTCAACGTAGCGTTTGCCAATATGCAGGAAACCGTAGGCGAAGGTTTAGTGGATGCTTTCACTATCCTATCCGGCGAAAGCGGCATCGGTGGCGGCGTCACCGCTATGAACATGTTTGGTGAAGCAGTCGCAAACACCACAAGAGGAATTGCCACACTTATTAGAGGTTTTAGTGATCTTGGAACCTATGCAAGCACAGTATTTAAGTTTTTTAAGAGCGTAGATCCTCTCGCACCATGGACAGCAATTACAGAATTAGGCAAAAAGAATAAACCTTTATTTTTTCCTAGCGGTGGTCTAGGTGCTGGGCCTGAAGCGGCTGCACGTGCTAAAGCTGAGAAAGACGCTGCAAAGCGCGCTAAAGAATTAGCAGCTCTACAAAAGAAGGCAGCAACCGCAGCGGCTAAGACAGAGAAAGAACGCTTGAAGCGCGAAAAAGAAATCATGATGCTTAAGCGCGCTGGCACAGTATTCGACATAGACACCATTCAGCTTGTAGCGGCTTTACAGAATCGCGTTACGGAAGAAAACCGTCTACGCCTAACAGCCCTATTGGCTATTCAAAGCGACAACGCTGAAGCGGCAGACAAACTAACTCAGGCAGTTCTATTGCTACAAAAGCCAGCATTAGAGAATCTAGGTATTACTCTCAAAACAGGCGATAACGCTACGGATGTCATCAATAAGATTATTGCTGCACAGACTAAACTGTTTCTTCTTAACACAGGCATAGCAACCATTCCAAAGGCAAAGAATCCTTTTGAAGATTGGGATACGATCCTAGATCGCTTGCTTGCCAAGATTGGCAAAATCAGTTCAGCGATTAGCGGCTTTGGCTCAGGTAATGGCGCAGGCGGTAACGCTGGCGGTGGCGGTTCAGCTGGCGGCGGTAACGGCGGCGGTGGAGGCGGTGGCGGTGGAGGTGGCGGCGTAATCATTACGCCTAACCCAACTGACCCTAACGGCGTAGCTATCACAATGCCGGGAGGCGTAACAGCCAATCCATTCAACACATTTACCGTAAACGGTGCAACCATTATTGCTAACTCAGGTACGGTCATGTCTGGTCGTGCCGATGATTCACCTAATGAGGCCAACGCCAGACAACGGATTGCAGACATATTCTCAACCATTGGCACATTCGGTGCAGGCGGTTTCAACCCTGCCAATGTCACCGTAAACGTAGCAGGTAACGTTATGTCTAATGATGATCTCATTCAGGTCATTACTGAAGGCTTATATGAGGTACAAAAGCGAGGCCAGTCAATCACGCTAAACGCGGTGGCTCTGTAATGCCAGCACCTACGCTGCGTGTGTTTGTAGACTTTGACAGTAACACAGCTTTTGAAACCAACCCACTTATCTTAGATTCAGCCACTAGCGGCATACTAGGAACCAATAAACTAGGCTCAGGCACGTTGCCTATCGAGATTACTAACCTAGTCACACGCACAAACATTAGACGTGGTCGCTCACGCATTACTAGCAAGTTTGAAGCTGGTACGGCTGATGTGGTTTTGTTTGACCAAAACGGTGACTGGAATCCCATGAACCCGGCAGGGGCTTATTACCCTAACCTTGTTCCTTTGCGTCAGATTATTATTTATGCAACTTACTTAGGCGTGGACTATTTCCTATTTAGCGGCTTTATTACCAATTACGACACAGGCTTCAGACAGGGTAACGAGGACGTTTCAACCGTAACCTTGCGCTGCGTGGATGGCACTAAGTTACTCGCTGGTAGCTCTATTTCAACGGTCACAGGCGCACCTGCTGGACAACTCTCAGGGGCTCGTGTCAATGCCCTATTAAACGCCGTAGATTGGCCTCTAAGCCTACGAAATGTGGATAGTGGTGACTCTACCTTACAGGCGGATTCCGGCACGTCTAGGACGGCTTTAGAGGCGTTAAACACGGTACAAGACAGCGAGTTTGGCGGTTTGTTCGTAGACGGTGAAGGCGCGGTGCGTTTCGTCAGTCGCAGTAACCTTATTGCTGAACCAGCCACAGCCGCTTACACATTCTCCGATGATGGCACAAATATCAGCTACACAAACGCAATAGTGGCTTTTGATGACACAAACCTAGTGAATGACGTAACCGTTACACGT